GTCCACCCGAACCCGCCCGGTGACGGCCGGCCAGACCTACCAGCTCCGGACCATGATCCTGAGACACAACCCCACTAGTGAGGTCATAAGCCTCACCGGGCGGGTTCGGGTGGACTGGTTCGATGACAACGGGGCCATGGTCCAGGCGGACGTCCCGGACCAGTTCTACAGCGTGACCAGCTCCGTCGCGTACTCCGGCATGCTGGTGGCTGAGACCCGGACATGCCCAGCGGGAGCCACACGGGCCCGGGTGGGAGTGGAGATTGACCACTCCACCTCACTGGCTGACTTCTACTACGTGGACCAGATCCAGCTTTACCCGTCGGACCCGCTGTACACGTTGAACGCCAACAACGGCATCGGGGCCGTCACGCTGAGAATCAACTATCAGCCTGGGTCATCACCCACCTCCATCACCATCCGCCGGGTGGACGCCGATGGTTCGCTGACCCCCCTCCGGGGCTACGGCCAGGAGTATGACCGTGCCCCGTACACCACCTCTCCCGTGGTGGTGGAGGACTATGAGGCCCCCCTGGGGAGTCGGATCTGGTACGTCGCGGAGTGGTACAACTCCTCCGGCGTCCTGGTCGCACGGCTCCAGACCCAGATCATCACGGCCCCCGTCCTGGCCGATGGGGATTACGTGTGGTTCAAGTCTCCGGGCCTCCCGGCCATGAACGTCATGGTGATGATGGAGACCGCAGTCAAGTGGGACCGGGCCGCCCGTAGCGCAGCACTGACCATCGTGGGCCGGCGGAACCCCGTCCAGATCACGGACGTCCGTGGAGGCCGCACCGGGTCGCTATCCATCCTCATCTGGGATGAGCCCAGTCAGGTCCTGTTTGACCAGCTCCTGGACCCGGGCCTCCCGGTGCTCATTCAGGCCATGCCCGGGTACGGACTCCCCGGCAACCTCTACGTGTCGGTGGGGGACTCCTCCACGGAGTCCGTGGTGAACGTCGCCAGCGATGAGGGTTGGCGCTGGACCCTGGCCGTGAGCGAGATTGACCGGCCGGAGGGCGGCCTCCAGGGCTCCGCCGCAGGTACATGGCAGGACGTCATGGCCACCAACGCGGACTGGGGCGCCGTGGACGCCACGTTCGGTAACTGGGCCCAGGTGCTCACCAACGAATGACCCGCTGGGGACCAGCTACTCACGTGAGTGGCTGGTCCCTCCGGGGACCCCCAAGGAGGGCCCACATGCTTGCTACGTCGTCCCGCTGGGCCAAGGCCCTCACCGGTAGTCACGGCCTGGCCGTCAAGGTCAACGCGCTCTACAACGGGGCAGTGACCAAGGAGGGCCTGGGGTTCACGGAGGGCTCCGTCAAGGTCGACCGTGGCAGCGAGACACGACGTTCCCTGTCGCTGACCCTCCCGGACCCCCGTGACTTTCCCGTGGACCCCACGGACACGTACGGGGTGTACGGCCAGCGTCTCTACGTGGAGCGTGGCATCCGGTACCTGGACGGCTCCACGGAGCTGGTCCCGATGGGAACGTTTGTGATCACCGGGGTCTCCGGCAACATCCACACGGGCCCGCTCACGGTCACCGGGGCCGGCCTGGAGCAAGTATGAGGCCGCAGCGTCCACGAACGGCCGGACGGCCAACTTGTTCGTGGAGCAAGCCATCCAGGAGGCCATTCCCGGGGCTTCATTCGTCTCCACGGCCACCCGGGGGACCCGGTTCCTGGCCACCAAGACCTGGGAGGCGGACACTGAGCGCTGGGCGGCCATCAAGGACGTCGCCACGGCCATCGGGGCAGAGGTCTACTGCGACGCGTACGGCACGTTCCGGATGGTGGACGTCCCGGACGTAGACCTCCTGGGCTCCCCGGTGTGGACCGTGAATGCCGGTGAGCGTGGCGTCATGGTCGCTGCGGACGTGACCCTCTCCGGGGACGACGTATTCAACCGGGTCATTGTCACGGGGGAAAACGCGCAAGACAACGTGCCCGTGGTTACCGGGACGGCCACCATCACGGACACGACGGACCCCCTGTACTACGGCGGCCCGTTCGGCAAGGTGACTAAGCGCGTGTCCTCCAGCCTGGTGACCACGGCCCCGGACGCCCTCACCACGGCCCAAGCCCTCCTCCGCAAGTACAGACAGGCGAATCGCTCCGTGGCCCTCTCCGCCGTTCCTAACCCCGCCCTGGACGCTGGCGACTGGATACGGGCCGACTACGGACCCGGGATCTCCCCGGAGCTCCATCTGGTCCAGTCGTTCGACATCCCGCTGTCCGTGAGTGGCGGGGCTTTCAACATCCAGACAGTGAGCGGACGTATGGAGGCGGGGGCCTGATGGCTACCAACCTGGACAAGCTTATAGGCGCCATCATCCGGACCATCCGGTCCTCCGGCGTCCTGGAGGAGAACACCCGCTCCGGCACCGTGAGCGCCGTGAGCTCCGACGGGACCGTGACCGTGACCCGTGGAGACAGCGTGTACCCCCGGGTGCGCCGACTCAGCGGATACGCGGCCCCCAAGGTGGGGGACCAAGTGATGATCCAAAAGACCTCCGCCGGCTGGATCTGCCTTGGCGCCTGGCTCACCGCGTAACCGAACCCGATAGGAGACTCTGACAGTGCCTCTGACAGACCCGTACGGCCAGAACGTCCCGTACTCCACCCTCACGGACCAGGCAAACGCCCAGACCCTGGGCCAGGGCCTGGTGGAGGGCATCGTCCCCCGGACGAACATGCGCTTCAAGTCGGCCAACGTGCGTGGCGCCACCATCACCAAGCCGGTTGCCGGGATGGTGACCTGGCTGGAGGACGTCCGCCGGCTGGAGGTCTACGACGGAACCGGGTGGTCTACCATCACGGCCGGTACCTCCGCCTGGACCACGATTCAGCTCACTCCGCCGTTCAACCACAACGGCAACAGTCAGGGTACGTTCCAGTACAGGCTCATAAACCTGTTCGGTGAGCTGGGCCTCATGTTCCGTGGCGGACTCAGCATCCAGTACCCCGGGTCCGGTGGTCTCACGGACCTCCGTATGAACGCGTTCACCCTCCCTGCCACCGTCCGGCCCTCCACGCTCCGCACGCTGGTGGTCCCGTGCTCTGACGTTTCGTCCGAACGAATCACCCTCAAGATGGACGTCACCACGGCCGGCCTCCTGAACCTGTACGGGACCAACGGCACAACGCGTCCTCCGTGGGTGGGCTTCAACGGCGTGTTCTGTTCACTCTGAGCCGCTGACACCAGACAACTACCTGTGTCCCCTGCCCAGTTCTGGGTGGGGGTCCTTCTACGCCCAGGAGGGCCCGTGAGCAACCCCAGCAAGATCATCGCCATCGCCAAGGGTGAGGTGGGCTACCGGGAGGGCCGCTCCGCCTCCGGTGGCTACAACAACAAGAACAAGTTCTCCCCTGCTGTCCCGGGGCTGGAGTGGTCCAACTACCAGCCCTGGTGTGCCACGTTCGTCTCCTGGGCGGCCCTCCAGGCCGGCGTGGCGGACCTCTACCCCCGTACGGCCTCCTGCCTGGTGGGTACCTCCTGGTTCAAGAAGCTGGGCCGTTTCTCGGAGTACCCCGCCATCGGCGCACAGGTGTTCTTCGGTCCGAACGGCGGGAGCCACACCGGCCTGGTCTACGACTACGACGGTACCTACGTCTACACCGTGGAGGGCAACACCAACGGGAACGGGTCCGCCGAGGGTAACGGCGTGTACCTCAAGAAGCGTCTCCGGCGCGACCCGTACGTCTACGGCTACGGGTACCCCAAGTTCTCCGAGGGCATCAAGTCGGCTGACCCCGCGTGGGCCAAGGAGGCCCCCAAGGTGGAGGCCAAACCGGTGACCAAGGCTCCGGCCAAGCCCTCCGTCTCCCTGGCCCGCATCAAGGAGGCCCGCTCCAAGGACATGCCGGCCCGTACCGGCCACGTCACCCACAAGGCCGACGTCCTCCGGGTGGAGCGTGCGCTGAACAAGGAGGGCCTCCTGGCCTCCCAGTGGGTTGACGGCTCCTGGGGCACCAAGACCCAGGAGGCGTACGACGCGTTCCGGCGCCGGATGGGCTGGACCGGTGAGGACGCCAAGGGCGCCCCGGGTAAGGCGTCCCTCTCCAAGCTGGGCCAGCGGCACGGGTTCGTGGTCAAGTCGTGAGCGAACCCCAGGACCCGCTAGGGGTCCACATCGGGGCCCGGGAGATCTATGACCAACTGGTGGGCATGCGTGAGGATGTCCGCTCGCTGGTCCAGGACCGTGAAGACACGGACAAGGCCCTGACAGACCATGAGGAGCGTCTCCGGAAGCTGGAGGCGTTCCGCCATGCGGCCCCCGTGGGTGCCCTCACCGGCATCCTGGGGGGCCTGGCCGCCCTGGCCAAGGCCGGCGGCCTCATCTGACCCCCAGCTACTCACGTGAGTAGCTGGTCCCTACCGAGAGGAACCCATGACGGACACCCGTAGGCGCACCGTGCGCACCGTATTCCAGACGGCCATCTCCCTCGCTGCGGCCATGCCGGCCATCGTGGCAGCGTCCGGCCTGGCGGAGACCTCCGGGGCCGTGGCGCTGGCGCTGGCCGTGTCCGGTGCTGTAACCCGGGTCATGGCGCTCCCCGCCGTGGAGGGCATCCTCCCGGAGTGGCTCCGCCGTGAGGGCAGCGAGCGGGTCTAAGGCCGCTGACACCGGAGGACCTCCCGACAGAGACTCATCTCACGGGAGGTCCTCATGGCCCCGCGCGCTCCGCACATCGCACTCATCGGCAAGGCCCGCTCCGGCAAGGACACGGCGGCCCAGCGGATGATCCGTACGTCCGCGTACACCCGCCTGGCGTTCGCTGACCCGCTCAAGGAGGCCCTCCTCCGCACGGACCCCCAGGTGGTCTACCCCGCGTTTCCGCTGTCGTTCCCGCAGTGGTTCGAACACACCAGGCTTTCCACGCTGGTGGAGCATCTCGGTTGGGACCGGGCCAAGGAGGAATACCCGGAGGTCCGCCGGCTCCTCCAGAACTACGGCCAGACCATCCGTGAGATGGACCCGGAGTTCTGGGTCCGGGACCTGGCCAAGAAGGTGGCCGCCGCCCACGCCTGGAACCTCCC